AAGCTGTAATCTGCCACGAGGATCTCAAGAGCCCTCTGAGCGATTACATTGGCATTCGTTGTTCCGATTGTGTTGGCCATTGTAGTGTTCTCCTAGTGGACTGGATTACAGTCCGAGTTTGCGGAGTAGTTCCAGCCGACGGGCTGGATTTTTTTCCGCGTTGAATTGATTGAGGATTTCTGCCCGGCCGAGCGGTTGGCTCGATTCAGCGGGAACCGCCACTGCACCAGCAGCGTCGGCCTTGGCTTTTTCCAAAGTGGTCACGGCCTTTTCGTCGGCCTTTTCTTCAGTCTTTGCGCTCATCTCCTTTTTCGCCATATCTTCGGCGGGAGCTTCAGGTGCTTCGACAACGTCAGAAGCTGCGTCGGCTTTCATCAGCGCGAGGACTTCTGTGAGCATTGCAGCGATGTCGATCAAAGTGGGTTCGGCCATTTTTTCCTCAGGCTTGTCGGCAGGCATCTCAGCCAGTTCGGCTTTAGGTGCTTCGACAACGGCGGGAGTTTCAACGGCAGGAGCTTCGGGTGCGGGAACTGCCACAACAGCAGGCTCGCTCAGCTCTTTTTTGATTGCGACAGGTGCTTCGTTCATTTGAAGTTTTTTCATGTCAACTGCACAGAAGGCTGAAAATAATCCCGCGCTGTTTGCTGCGGGCGTGCTAACTACTGAAATATCAAATATCTCATCTACCCTGGCAAAACGATCGCCTGCTACTTGTTCGGGCACTCCGCTAAAAGTAAGAGAGAGGCCAAATCCTTCAGGCAATACGTTGGCTAGATGCTGAACAAACTGCGCCTCGTTGGTGTTGAACAGGGTCAAATCGCCCATGAGGCGATCGCCTTCAATCTTAAATCCATCGATATAGCCAAGGATTCCAGAGACTTCCGCGCCGTGCCCCATGGTCACTTTGATGCGCTTCATGGACAATGCCACGGCAAGGGCTTGTTCCAGTGAAGTTTGATCGATCAGTAGGTTGTGCCCCTTGGCTTCGCCTACCGTTAAGATGGATACGTTAGAAAGTTTGTTGGCCATGCTGGCCAACAGGTGTCAAATCAGTTTCGGCTAAAGACGGGACTCGGAAAGATAGGTGCGGATTGGACGGGTTGCCCAGGCTCGGGAGGTGTGTGCATGTCTTGAATTGCCATGTTAATGGAAGCGACCAAGTGTTCGGCCTGTTCCATTTTTCGCATAAAAAGCATTTGATTATTAAGGCCACCGAACTTTAGTTCAACGTAAGATCGCGAAGTTCCTGCGATGGTTTTCCACAAGATAGCGCAAGATAGGAGAGAAAAAGTCCACCCAAAAACAGGATTCGGTTGCAAATTTACTAATCCCAAAAGACCTACAATCACGCCAATTACTATCCAAAGAATCTGGCCAAGGCTTGTCTTTTCGCGCCCATGAGCAACGCCCACAATGGTGGCCAAGTTATAGGTCTGATTGTGTGGCGAGCCTAAAGTGATCATCTTGCCACTGACGGTAATCGTTCCGTCATCAAAGTAGACCGTGGCCGAATTTGGCAAATTACTGCCCACGCCCTAATCGTATGGGCGGAGGGTGTGCGTACAACTACTTTTTACGGGTAGTTCTTGGTTTCTTATCTTTTAATCCAACGGCCTTGGCAACCATATCCAGTTCCTTGGCAGACAGGTTAAAGTCTGGATCGTCTTTCATAATAAAAGATTCTGTCTGTGTCTTAGCAGATAGTTTCATCTGCCTAGTACAAACGGCTGCCCTTTGATCGTTTTCTGGAAACTCGGATACCATTGTTGGATTGCCCATGCAGCGAGCCATAAACTTATCATCAGTCTCGCCTGCGTTTTGTGTTGGTAAATCTAGCTCAACCTTTGCGCTTAGCTCCGCATCTGGCCCAGCGTTAGGATCTTTCTCGGGATTAACGGGTGTAGGTTCGTCGATTGCGGGTGCTTCTTTGACTACTTCCACCGGGGCCGCCACGTCGGTCTGTGGTGCGACTGTTCCAATCGATGCTACGAATTCACGCTCTTTTGCAATTTGCCTGACTTGCTCTTCCCAATCTTGGCCTAATTCTCCAAAGTAGGTTTGGAGGGAGGATAGCCCCGCTTTATAGTTCTCTCGTTCCTGCTGTGCCTCTCTACCTGCGTCCACAGTCAGCGACTTGGGTGTTTGCCATGTAACCTTGGCATAATCTTCAGCGGCTGGAAGATCCCCGTTTGCAATCGCGCCCCCAATAAAGAAGCGCCACGCACGATTACAAAATCTATCGATGAGTAGGCGTTGCCGTTGTTCAAATCTACGCTGCGCCTTGGCCACAATAAACCGCATCCCTGCCCCGCCGACGCTTGCTGGGTCGTAGACAAACTCAACAGGCAAGCCGAGGCCCATGGCCACGTCACGAATGAGGAACTTGGCAAACGGCTCAAAGCCCGCGTGCGGTCGGTTCGGCCCGATCATCTCAATCTTTTCGCCAGGTGAAAGGCGCGGGATGGTTGCCGAGCTTGTAATCTCCTCGCGGGCAATGGTTGGCTCGCCTGTGTCTTGTGCCTGCACGGTTCCAAAGAATCCACCCTGCCCCGCCAGCTCGTCGCCTTGGTCGGTGGTAATTACTGCGGCAATCGATCCCTGCAATTTTAAAGCGTCCTTCTCAAACTCGCCGAGCATTTTTAAATCACGGACATGGTTCAATGCGCGAGCTAGTGAAGATCCGCCGCGGATTTGATCCGGCCGCTCCAACTCCATTAGGTGAATGACCGTATCTGCGCCCAGCTTGCGATACAGCTCGCCCGTCTGAACTAGATAGCCAGTAGGTTCGCCAAGCTTGCCGAGGAACACGCCATCTGACGTTCCGTAGTCATCGCCTTCGCAAACGCGGTGGCCTTCGACAATTTGCAGCTTCCCCTTTTCCGTCATAATGACGAACACGTCACCGTCCACGTCGATCGATCGCGATAGTGCCAGCAGCATGTCTGTCCAAGTCATACGGCCAGTAACTTCTGGCGATGGCACAACCACGTCGCGCCAGTATTCCTCACAGAGTCTGCCAAAGTCTTGGTTAGCTCCGCGATACTGCGGTCGAAGTCCTGGCCCGATTGAATAGGTCGCGATCGAATCCACCGCCCCTTTGATCAGCCCGACGTTGCGGTACATGTGCCGGGCGAGCTTGAGCAGTTCAACCCGTGTCGCTTCGTTTAGATCTAGCCGTGAATCGCGGGCATGTGCCCCATAGATGACGGGACGCTTACGAGAAAAGCCTGCGCCTTCGTAGGGTTGGAACGTGCTAATGCCTGCGCCGAATCCAGCTCCGAACGCTTTGATCCCTGCGCCCATCCGAGCCACGAGTGAAAGTTTCTGTGCCATAATCAGCTATCCAGAATGTAAGAAAATGAGGCGCTGGTGCGTGTGACCTGTACGCCATTTAGATAATCGATTGCGGCCTGAAATAGCTCAACCCGTTCGGTGGGTTTAAGGTCAATCTGGAAGCTGGCCGATTGCCCGCCCGCTGAAGATCCAACCAGTGCACGTCCTGATGCTGCGCCCGTCATTGCCGCGTTGCGGTCAGTAGCAAGGTTGGTCAGGGCGCTTGCGGTAACCCCAGAGGCTTGAGCCAGGTAGTTCGTCGCAACTGCCCGCGTGAGTCTGCGGGAAATAGCCATCACGTCGCCACGGGTGTCAACGATTCCTCTTCTAGTGAAGCGGTCGGCCTAATGACTTTCCCATACACAGCAAAGCCAGCCAGATAAGTTTCGCAGTCGTATAAGTGATCCTGCCTGCTTTTGATCCGTATCCATTCGTAGTGATCGCGCCCTGTCTTGCGGTTAATCCGATGCACCTTTTTGTGGCTGCTCATGTGCTCGCGATAGTCCGGGCTTACGTCGTGTGCAATTTCCCAGCGTGGCCCCTGCCCTCGTCGCAACCATGCCAGCAGATCCTGACAGGCTGGCGAGCTGAGAAGCAGAAGCATGCAGCCCGCGTCAGTCGGTTGCTCGGCCGAGTGTACCGACTTCATGCGCCCGCGTGGCGTTTCGATCCAGTAGGCAGGACGCTCTTCGCCTTTTAATGCAGTCCACTTGTAGCGGGCGCAGATTCGATAGGAGTCTTGAGTCTCGTATCCGCTATCCATCGCCGTGTGCTTAGGTTGAACACCTAGGGCGTGTAGGTGTTGCGCCACGTCCTCGATCGTTCGTGCCCGGCCTTCATCAATCAGCCTGCTCGTTCCGTCCCTGGCGAATGCTCTTACTACAAACCAATACTCGTCGATCTGTCTGTCTATGGCCGCCAGTTTGATATGTTCCGTTTCCCAATCCTGCTTTTTCGCAAATGCGCCGGCGGGAATGTCGATTGTTTTATCGTCGTCAAACTGATCTTCCCACGGCATCGCGCTCCATCCGTTCACGAATCCCTGCAAGCCGTGCAGATAATGCTTTTGGGTTAGGAACTGTTTGGCGCAGTCGGCGAAAGTGACGGTGGGCGAGTACCAACTAGGCAGTCGCATGCTGCGCCTGCCGCGTTCTGCGTTTGGATTTGCCGCCACCCACTTGCCCTGCTCTACGGCTGATCGCCTGTGGCCCTCAGCCCACGGCTCGTTGCATTTCGTGCAATGGTAGGCGGCCGTCTCCCCGACTTTCTGTAGATCCCATTTGCCGTCAGGATTGCGTGCGCTGTCTGCCCATCGCACTTGCCCGAACTCCATCGCCTGCATTTCACCGCAAGCATGGCAAGGGACGTGGAAAGTTTCCTGCGTTCCTGCCTGATAGTTCTGCCATATATCGCCCGTGCTTAACGTCGGCGTGCTAGTCAGCACATGCTTGCGGTTGGGGAAAGCCTTTGTCCGTTCTAGTGCCAGATTGTAGGCGGCCGCCTCGCGTTCGGTCGGTGGCGCGAACTTGTCCAGCTCGTCCAGTACCGCAATGCAGATCGGGCGTGAGCTGATGTTCGCTGGGCTATTCGATCCCACCAGGCTGAGAGTCATGCTGGTAAACTGCATCTCTAAGATTTTAAAATCGTCGCTGTCGTATGGGAACAGCGCCCGCACCGGCTTGCACTTCTCAAAGATCGGAGTCAGTCGCGTTTCGCTGTAGCTTCTAGCCAGATCCGCGTTAGGCATTACGAGCAGTGCGGGAGCGGGATCGTTTGCGATTCTGTACGCCAGCCAGATGGCCAGCGTAAGCGTCTTACCTGTCTGCGATCCCCAGCAAAGACTAACGGTATGGACGCCCGGATCGGCCAGTGCTTCCAGTACGCCTGCCACGTAAGGCGTGTACTTGGTTGAGTAAAGACCTGGGCGAGCGGTGATCCTGCTATCTAGCTGGATGTTTTTTTCTGCCCACTCGATAACGGACGGCGGTGGTTCAAAGTTCCAGCGATCGCGTTCGCGTTTGAGTAGCTGTTCGGCTGCCTTCACAGCGCGGCCTGCACTTGTCGCATTACTTGCCCCACCTCGTTCTCCACCTCTTTCTGGATCTCGGCGGCTGCCCGATGAGCGCAGATAGGCGCTAGGCGTTTGGGCATGCCAAGCAGTAGCGGGATTAGTGCGTTAGTCCGGCGTGCCAGTATCTTGTCTGCCTCGTCGATCGGCACCATTTTGCCCTCCGCCTCGTTGATTTCGGGCCGGTCGCCCTTCATTTTTCGCAGTGCCTCCACGACGCGGGTGTAATCGCCTATCAGTGACGACCGCTCCGGCCCGCTCGCCTCCTTGGCTGCCTCGCCCAAGGTAGCGGCCAGTGATTCAAGTCGATCGATCTCGCCGTCTAATCCTATCCCGGCTATCGGCTTCATCGGCTTTGCGGCCGCAACCGCCTGCCCTTTCTCAAGCTGGCGCCGGGCTTGGCGCAAACCGACGCCAGTGGCGGCGGCTTGCGCTAGGATTGCGGTGTTTGGTCGGCGTCCCATAACGTCATTCAATGTTTTTGCACAAAACTCGAATAATTACCGAATGTCTTTGCCAT